AAGGAGTCACTAGTGCTCCAAGTCTAGACTGGCCAGTTCTTGCTGCACGACTTAGTGAACTAGAAGTAAATGATGCAAACGTCTCACAACTTCTGACTGCTGCTCTTGGACTATCTGCAGAAGCAGGTGAGTTTACTGAAGTGGTAAAGAAGATCTTCTTGCAGGGCAAACCTTATAACGAAGAGAATGTCTTTCACATGAAACGTGAACTGGGTGATATCTGTTGGTATCTGGCACAGGCATGTATGGCACTTGATACAACCTTTGATGAGGTGATTGAGATGAACGTTGAGAAACTCAAAGCACGATATCCTGGTGGTGAGTTTGATGTTTATAGTTCGGAGAACAGAGAAGAAGGCGACGTTTAATGCAAGGGTTCAAGTCCCCTTAATTCTATAAATAAAATATATTTAGAGTTACTAATGGCACAAACCACTCCCAGAGAGGCAATAACGTGTGCTGCAATTGGTTACATCTGCAATAATCAAAGCACTGCAAATATTCAAGACTTTAGTAAAATTATTCGTAACTACTATTTTGACAATGATAACAGTGGTTTGTCGCAAATTAGAAATAATTTAGCATCAAGTTTTGATTTGCAAAGGATTAAGGATATTTACCCTAATGAAAAAAAAGCATTAGAGAAAAGTGGATCTGGTGATAGTTATAGTTTAAAAAAATTCAAGGAAGATTTCCCTGAAGGAAAAAATAATTCCACTGATAATGGTGGTCCTACTCGTTTAGATGCAGAAATAAAATCAGCATATTCTACAGCAGAAATATTAAAATCAACATCGATTCTTGGAAATCTAAGTCAATATATTGTTCATGATCAAGCATCAGACTTCATGATATCTGTAAAAGATAAGTCACTAAAAAGAACAATGAATGCTCTTAATTTACCTGCTAGTGTAGGTGCAGACATTCTTTCATCAATCGATATTATTTTAGTTAAAAAATCTAAACAGAGTGAAATACTAAAAGAGTTTAAGGATAAAATTTTTGGAAATAATGTATCTGATATGGATATATTAAACAATCTTGCTCACGGTACAACGGGACAAAATACATTTAGAACTTTAACTAACAAATATTTTGCATCTAGAGACATGTTGGGAATTTCATTAAAAAAAGTTCCTTCAAACAGAAAAGCAGATTTTAAAGTTGTTGGTACAATTGCAGGTGCTGGTAAAGGTTTAGAATTATATCTAGATCCATACACAGAATTTCTTGCAAGAGTATCTGAAATTGAAAACAGATCAGAATTATTTAAATTAATTGATGATATGGTTGAGATCACAGAGATATTGCCAACAGAACCTAGGGCAGTTTTTTCTGTTAATTACAAGTTAAACTACAGAGCAGTAGATATTTCTGATAAAATTGTAAAAATCAACTTACAGATTGGTAGATCTGGTTTTAACGCCTCTGAAACGGGTCAAATGGGATTTGTTGGTGGAGCTTCTTATGCAGTAACACTTCCCATTTTAAAAAAGTACCCACGGTATAATCAAATGGTTCGTGAAATTATATCAATTAGAGAAAAAGGATTTAATTTTGCAGTAAATAAAAAAAATGTACCATCAAATCTCAAAAATAATTATTCAAAAGCATTGAGAATGGTAAGAAAAAATGTACTTGTTTTGTATGATGCTTCCGATAATATTGTAATTAAAAATTTTTGTAAGGAGTATGATAATGCTATTGGCAATCTAAAAGATTCTTTTCAAGAATATAGAATTGCAGTATCTAAACTATGTAAAGGTAAAAGTTTAACAGCACCCCATGGACAATTGATAGATATTGATAAGGATAATATGAAAGTTATTGGAGTTCCTAAAACATTACAGAATGATTATGTTCATGCTCAGGGTCTTTGGATGTATACTCGGCAAAAAGCAGATCTTAAAAAATATTTTAAGAAACAAATATCATTGACACTTTATGGTCTTATGTCTAAGAAAGGATCTAGAGTTTATCATTCAAATCAAAGAGGTAAAGGATTATTGACTGAGGATGCTTTTGTTAAGGAATTTAAAGCAAAGAATAGTAGAAATAAACTTGCAAGGGTTACAACTGCACCATTCGTTTTGATCAGTTGAGATTTTTTTTATTTGATAAATAATGTATAAGGAATATCAATATCAATGAAAAGTTTCTTTCAGTTCTTTAATGAGGCACAATCGCAGGCAAGTATGCAGGCGAATAAATTAAACCTCAAAAGTGACGGACATGGTGGTTGGTTGGACACCCGTGGTAAGTTTGTTGCGACTACTGAAGACGGTAAGTTAAAGTTTGTAGATAAGAAGAAAGCAAAGGGTCCAGAAGAAACAGAGGGACAACCTAGAGCACAAGCAAAACCAGAAGAGAAAGAAAGGAAAGCAAAAACACCTGAAACTGCACCAAGAAAATCATCCGGTGAAAATGAAGAAGGTGGTGGTGCATCTAGAGAAACTACAGAAACATTGACAATTGCATTTGGTCGTTTTAACCCACCAACTGTTGGACATGGAAAACTTTTATCAGCAGCAGAGAAAGCAGCAGCAGGTGAAGACCTAAAGATTTATCCATCACGATCTCAGGATGCTAAGAAGAATCCACTAGATCCTGACATGAAGATCTCATTCATGAAGAAAATGTTCCCTGATTTTTCAGAGGTCATTATTAATGATGACGATATGAGATCCATCTTTGATGTATTGGTTGCAGCAGACGAGTCGGGATACAAGAATGTCAATATTATTGTGGGATCGGATCGTCAGGCTGAGTTTGAGAATCTAGCAACCAAGTATAATGGTGAACTCTATAACTTCGATAACATTCGTGTTATCTCTGCAGGTGTAAGGGATGCAGACGCAGAGGGTGTTGAGGGAATGTCTGCATCCAAGATGAGAAAAGCAGTCATAGATGATGACTATGATTCATTCCGTAGAGGAACACCAAAAGAACTAGATGATGGTGAAACTACTGCAATGTTTGATGCAGTTCGTGCTGGTATGAAAGTTAAGAAGAAGAAAAAGGAAGTTACTGAACTCTGGCAGATTGCACCAAAGTGTGATCCAAGAGGATTGCGTGAGCAGTATGTTGGTGGATTTATCTATAGGATGGGTGATTTAGTAGAGCACTTGAATACTGGATTGATTGGTAAAATTATTCGTAGAGGAACTAATCATCTTATTTGTGTAACTGAAGAGGACTATATGTTTAAGTCCTGGATTCGTGATGTAATGGAATATACTGAGAAAAAAATGGAACGTCGTATGAGAGTTCCTCAAAAACCAAACACTTTAGTTGGAACTGGTGGGTATCTTAAGAATGCTATGGCAGCAACTGGAACAACTAGTATTAAGAATTTCATAAATAAATATAAGAAAAAGTCAAAGTAGAAACATGTCTAATGGTATTGATAAGAATCCTTTGCTTGACATCTCAAAGGTATACTTAGAACAGATTGTTGAGAAGAAGGATGATTCGTATCTTGAACCTGACATGAATAAACGTCAGGCAAATAACGAGAAGGCACGTAAGGAAATGGAAAAGGTGAAGGGACAGAAGAACCCTCACTTTGAAGAGAAGAAGCAAGAGTGGGATAGTGAAATTGTAAATTCTCTTGCTGATGTATATAAAGAAATGCAGCAAGATACTGTTGATGAGGAAAAGAAAAAACTTCCTTATGTAAAGATGTACCGTAAAGCAGGTAATCTTGGACGTGATGGAAGTCCTGAGGCAATGGAACGTTCTAAGAAAATCACTGGTGTGATGAATAAGAATGCTGAAAGAGTTGCCGCTCATCGTGAAAAAGATGATGCTGCCAAGGATGCTAAAGATGCAAGAAGAGCTGCTGAAAAGGCTAGACAGGCAAAGGGATTGAGAAAGGAAGCACTTGATCCTGTAGGACAGGAAGATGGTGATATTGACAATGATGGTGATAAGGATAAGTCAGATAAGTATCTTGCCAAACGTCGCAAAGCAATTAGCAATGCGATCAAGGGTAAGATGAAGAAAGAGGAAACAGATGTTGATAAGTATATTGAAACTGTTGCTAAAGTAAAAGAAGCAGAAAGAAAGAATGACGTTCAACGTTGGTTCCAAAAAGAATCACATTCATCAAATTGGAGACAAGATCTTTCTGAGATTATGACTGATGATATTGATTCTAAACCAATCAAAGAAAAGAATGTAAAGAATAAAATTAAAATAAATCCAAAACTTGGTGAAGCAATCGAAGAGATTGGTGGAACTATTTTGGAAGAAATTGAAGTTGATGAGATTGATGTTATTGTTGAGAGTGTATATTCTGAACTGATTGAAGAGGGATTTGCTGAGGATGAAGTTGAGTTTGGTATTGAGACCGCATTGAATACCTTTGATGAAGGATACTATGATTCTGCAGTATCAGCATCCGAAAAGAATAAATCAAACACTTCTGATACTCCTAAACCTAAGATGTCCATAAAGGACAGGCTTAAGTCTGCTGCTAAGAAAGTAATTAGTGGCACTGCTCGCGCTGCTGGTGGAGCAATGAAAGCAAAGGCATCTACAGTAGCAGCACCAGGTAAGGCAAAGAAAAAAGTAATGTCTTATGTTGATCGTGCGAAACAAATAGCTAAAAAAAGTTATCAGCAGGGTAGAGGTCCTGTGGAAAAGAAAACCACTTATAGAGGTGCTGGAGCAGGACGTAAGGAAAAGATTGGTGAGGCAGTTTATGGTGGAACTCCTGCTAAAAAGGAAGAACCAAAGGACAATCGTATGACTGTCACCAATGCTGATAAGAAAGCAAACACTCCTGCTTATCAAGCATATAAAGCAGGTAATAAGAAGTACAAATCTGCTGATCACATGAATGAGGGTGATGGTGATCCTTGTTGGGATTCTCACAAGCAAGTTGGGATGAAGAAGAAAGGTGGTAAGATGGTTCCCAACTGCGTTCCCAAGAACGAAGAAGTAGATCATGTAGATGAGAAGTTCTCCATGGCTGCTGACCCTGAAAAACGGGCACTACCTCGTCCTACTGGTAAGGCAGAAAATAAGAAAGGTGTTAGTGCTAAGTCTCGCACTATGAAAGCAGTAGGCACTCAGCGTCGTCAAGACAAGGAAACTGGTATTTCTGGGGAGAAAAACCCAAGGGCCTACAGAGAAGAGAATGATGTAAAAGAAGATGCATCAATGTCTCCTCAAGAGATTGCACTTCAAAAGAAGAAAGCAATGCTAGACAGAATGATTGCTCAGAAAAGACAGCAAGGATTGAACAAAGTAAAAAAGTCTGAAGCACCCGTGAAAGCAATCT